AAGACAGGACTCAGGTCCTGTCTTTTACATATCTTGCTAGTCAGGATATGTAAAAGACAAAAGGAAATATTATGGCCAATCTAGTAACCAAAGCAGAATATAAAGCTTATGCTGGTATATCTAGTACTACGCAAGATAATTTAATTGACTTCTTAATTCCAAAAATATCTGATGCTGTAAGAGGCTTCTGCAGAAATCCACTAATAGATACCCAAGAGAGTGTCATAGAAATATTTGATGGAGGTAATCCAGTATTAGTACCCTCTAGCGGACCAGTAGGAGCAATTGCTTCTGTACAGTACTCCACTGACTACGGCAAAATATATACAGACATGGTTCAATATATAGACTGGATCTATGTACAAAAAGAACAAGTAATAAAATGTGTATATAGCGACGTATTTCAGCTTAGACCAGCAGGTTATAGAGTAACTTATACAGCCGGATATGATGGATGCCCTGAAGGATTAAAGCTAGGAGTACTAGAGTTTATTAACTACTATATGCGACATGAAAGTACAGTTCACTCAAATTCAGCCCCTGGCGGTAGTGGTGGACAAATAGAATATATAATGCACAGTAAACTACCAGCAGCAATACAGCGTATCTTTGACCAGTATGCGTTAACGGTAAATTAATATGTCAATAGCGGAATTTAGTCAAACTCTAAGAGATAGAATTTTTAGTAAGTTTAATCAGATTAAAACAAGAAATTTAAGAGACGACTATTCTAAATTAGTAGAATCTGAAAAATTTCGTAAAAAGTATGAAGCCGCTAAATTAGGTGCCTCTTCAGTAATTACTGAAGGCTCTTTAAATAAGTTAATAAGTGATTTAAATAAAGATATAGAAAACGATACTTTAAGATCAGCTACACAAAAATTCTTAAAAAGCATATCTTTACCAAGATTTATAAACTATATACAAAGCACTACTTATTATGATAAACTAGTGACAAGAATTCCAGGAGAATTTAGGCTAGAAGCAGTACCGCAAGATACCTTACGCAAATTATTTATAGAGTATATAGAAATAGAGTTAAGCACTTTTGGATTACCTCATGCAACTGAGGTAGCAGTATATGAACATATTAATCATCATATACAGTCAGGACATTTAGCAGGAGTTTTCTCCCTACGTCTTAAAGAAGCACTATTTTTAAATGTAACAGATACAGGCACAGGATATAGAGATTTTAAGCTAGATCTAGGCGAGGGAGTCGATAAAACCTCTATAGATACCTTAGAAAGAATAATGAAAGTAGTACTAGATGCAGACTACTTAACCAGTAATATTGTAGACAGAGAGAGTATATTTGCAAGGGCAACTAAAACTGTCTTAGGTAATAGACCTCACTTAGAAGTAGAACTACAGTATAAAAGAGATAATGAAGAAGCCGGTAAATTACTGGCAACTACTGGTAAATATTTAAATGATTTAATTAAAACTATATCTTCAAAAACTGGAAGATCAGATAAAGATGCTACTGATAGTTTTAAAAAACTAATAATTAGCTTAAAACCTTTAACTGAAGTAGTTATAGCTAAAGCAGCAGAACTACAAAGTACACCTTCTAGCAGAGATTTAGCTAATTTAATAGCTGGAGACGCAAGAGCCTTAAATCAGTTAGCAAGCTCTTTAGTAAATACTAAAGGATCGCCTTCTTTAAAAGAATCAATTAGTAAAAATATAGCAAGTATAATAAAAACTGGAAAAACTTTAGAAGCAGTTACTACAAAAGTAACTGAAAAAGTATCAAAGACCAGTAAAGATAAAGACGTTGAAGCTTTAAATAAAACTTTTAAACAAGTAGGTAAAGCACTTAAGCAAGTACATGCTCAAATAAGTAAGCATAATAAAATATCTGGAACTAAAGCAGTATCAGCTACACAGCCATCTGCTGCACTACAGCGTATGCCTTCTATGACCTCTTTGCAGGCATATATTAACGAGAATTTACAAAGTGTAATTTCAGCTAATATGGGTGGAGGCACAGAGCATAGTATTTTAAATTATCGTACAGGAAGATTTGCTGAATCTGCTAAAGTAACAGCAGTTTCACAAAGTAGACAAGGTTTAATAACTGCTTTTTACACTTATATGAAAAATCCATATCAGACTTTTGAACCTGGATTTAAACAAGGTAGCCCTGCATCAAGAAATCCAAAATTGCTTATTTCTAAGTCAATTAGAGAAATTGTAGCAAATAAGGTAAGTAATAACTTTAGGGCACAAGCACTATGACTCGTAGAACATCTATTGTAAAAGCAATTGCTGAAAAAATGCAAGTGCAATTAAACGGGATTACCTATCCATCAAATGTATATGGTAATGCCTATCCCTCACTAAAATTTTGGGATGAAGTAAATGATTTTCCTTGTGTATATATGAGTCCTGGCACTGAAATTCGTCAATACGAACTTTCAGCATTTGCTTGGGGCTTAATGAATGTAAGCATAAAGGTTTATGCCCGTGGAGAAGATGCTCAGCTACAACTCGAGCAGTTGTTAGAAGATATTGAGAAACTACTAGAAAATAACAAAAATCTAGTATACGACGCCACAAAAAATCTGATAACTACTGAATTCTTAGTAGTATCTATAACAACAGATGAGGGACTTCTAAAACCTTATGCTGTCGGAGAAATTAACATACAAGTACGTTATCAAGTTATGTATGTATAAGTAGCCATAAGGCTATTAACAAATCGTATCCTAACGCACCAATCACAGATAAATATCTAGTAATGTGTCCGCAGGATGCACAAAATTAAAGGAATTAGATAATGGCAGCAACATTTAATCTAGTAAGAAATAGTAGAGTATTCTACACTACTAATGTAAACGCAAATACCGGCGTAGTAGCCGCTAGCGGTTTTACTACTGGAAATACACTAGAACTTCAAGTTTTAGATGGATTTACTTTTGGTCAAACTTCAAACGCAGACACAATCACAATTTCTGAAGCAGGTGCTACACCTACTCGAGGTCAGCGATCTTTCAACACAAGTTTAGGTCAAGCGGACTTCTCGTTCTCCACCTATATTAGACCTTCTAAGGCCGGTACTGTAGGCTCCGTTGTAAAATGCGAAGAGTCAGTACTATGGAATTCCTTACTTGGTTCTGTAGCTATCGGTGCATCAAATGCTATTGGAGTTGATTATACAGCTGCTTTAACAACACCTACTGCTGTTGGTTATACGGGCGGTACTCTAACAGTTACTGGCGCCACTGGCGACTTAGTAGTTGGTGAAACAGTTATGATGACTGGTCACGCAACAGCAGACCATAATACTGCTATTCGGATTACTGCAGTTACTGCAGGTACTAGCTGGGAAGGTCAGTGGTTATCAAACCCTGCTACACCAAGCACAACAGCTGCAGACTATGACAATGTAATCTTACGCAGAACAGCTTGGAATGAACAAGGTACTGCTTACGCAGAAGTTACAACCTCTTTAAGTAACAAAAATCAACTAGTTAAGTTTGGTATGATTATGGTAGTTGATTCAATTACTTATGTAATTGATAACTGCTGTTTAAATCAAGCCGACATTCAATTTGGTTTAGATGGTATTGCAATGGTAGCTTGGACAGGTATGGGAACAGCCCTACGTCAAGTTGCAACAACAGCTGCATTTGCCACTACTACACCATTTGCAATTACTGGTGGACTAACTGGTAACTACACATACAAAAATACTACTGCTGATTTTATTACTAATAAGCTAAGTACTGTTACCCTAAAAACAGGTATCAAAGGTTCTGGAACCGCATACAATCTAGCCTTAACAGGTGGACAAGTAACAATTAACAATAATGTTACATATGTAACACCTGCTAACCTTGGCGTTGTTAATCAACCAGTAGGATACTACACAGGTACTCGTGCTATTTCAGGTAATGTAACAGCCTACTTACGTACAGGTACTACTAATACTGCAGGATTACTTAATACGTTACTAGCAGCATCTTCTACATCTGCTGGAATTGAGCCACAGTATCAACTTATTGTATATGTAGGCGGAGCTTCTGCTACTACACGTGTTGAACTTGAAATGCCAATGGCGTTTGTACAGATTCCAACAATTGATGCTCAAGCAGTTCTATCAACCACAATTAACTTTACTGCTGAAGGTCATATCAATGACGCAAGCGGTATTGATATCGAAAATACTAATGAACTAGAAGTTCGTTATTTCCGCGCTTAAGCGGTTTTTACAGGTGCCGGCTTGATCATCGGCACCTCTTTTTAGTGTTATTATAATAGGAAAAAAATCAATGTCAACAGCAGCACCTGCTCTATCATTAAAATCATTACTAGTACCCAGTAAAACAGTCGAAGTAGACTATCCTGGACTTAATGGATTCAAAGTCAATGTAGTATTTTTATCAAGAGAAAAACTTGTTGAAATTCGAAAGAAAGCAACAAAGACAGCTTGGAAAAATCGTCAAGCGACTGATGAACTAGACGATAAGTTGTTTCTACAACTTTACGTAAATGCTTGTATCAAAGGCTGGAAAGGCCTAAAACTAAGTTATCTTGAGCAACTAGCTCCAGTAGACTTAGCAGGACAAGATCTAGAAAGCGAACTGCCCTACGATCAAGATAATGCCCTATTCTTAATGCAGAGTTCTGCAAATTTTGACGCCTTTATTTCGGAAACTGTTAGCGAGCTAGCAAATTTCACGAAGACCAGTACATCGAGTTAAATAAGTTACTAAAATCTTACTTTGATAATAGCAGTCTTAAAATGACAAAAGAAGCATATTTTGAAATGTGCGAGGCACTTGGTAGTGAGCCTGAAGAGTCTGAGATCCCAGTGGATTTTGCAGATTTACCAGACGAAGTACAATATGCATTTGGAGTTTACGGTAAGTTACGAGATGAGTGGGATGGGTTCAATGGAGTGTATCTTGGAAAAAATTTCACAGGTATACTTGATATATTTAATATATTAGATGTGCCGGTCGAAAATAAACGCGGATTATTTGAGTTAATATCAATTATTGATATTCATAGGTCTAATGCAATAGCACAGAACAAAGAAGCTAAAAAGTCAGAGCAATCAAAATGAGAAACCCCTATACTGAAAGGTATAGGGGTTTTTTTATGAGTTAAAAAAATTTGCTTATTGACTTCTGCGTGCTCGCGTGCTATAATGTGGAGGATGAAATAATATTACATTGTTTTAAAAGATGTTTATTGGAGGCCGCATGGCAACAGAACAATCAACGATTGAAGTAAACGTACTCACCAAGGGCTTAACTGAAGCCACGGCGAGTGCGCAGAAATTACATGATATAATGAAGGCAACTTCGAACATAGCCGCGAATATTCGTATTCCTACGGCTGTTCAGGCTGCCCAAGAACAAGTAGCTGCTACAAATAATAGAAGATCTTCACCAGTTATGGCTGGTTCGACTCCTAAAGGTGGAGGCAAGGGCAATGAGTATGGTACTGCAAGAGGTACTCTAGGCACAGGCGCTGAAGGCCGAGACTTCGCTAAACAAGCTCAAGGTCTTGGTGGACTAGTACACGTTTATGCTACATTTGCAGCTAACTTATTTGCTGTTTCCGCAGCATTTTCTGCACTTTCAAAAGCAGCAGATACTACTAACATTATCAAAGGTTTAGATCAACTAGGTGCCCAAAGTGGTAGATCTCTTGGCGGAGTTGCCAAGGCTATGGTTGAAGTTACTGGTGGTGCTTTAAGTTTAAGAGAAGCAATGACTTCTACAGCGCTTGCAAGTTCTGCAGGCATGACTAATGCTGCCATGATAAGAATGACTGAAGTAGCTAAAAAGGCTAGTTTGGCTCTTGGTAGAGATATGGGCGATTCTATGGATCGTCTTACAAAAGGTATTGCTAAAGTTCAGCCCGAACTATTAGACGAACTTGGTATTATGGCTAGGGTTATTCCTTCTCAAGAAAAATATGCTAGAGAATTAGGTAAATCCGTAAGTGCTTTAACTGACTTTGAAAAGAAGCAAGCGTTTGCTAATGCTGTATTAGAAGAAGGTGAAAGAAAATTTAGTTCAATTAATATTGATACTAATCCCTATACACAACTGTCAGCAAGTTTAGCTAACGTAGCGCAGACTGGCCTAGAGTTAGTAAATACCGTACTTGGACCATTAGCCTCAAGCTTAGCAAAAAGTCCAACAGCATTAGGACTAGCACTTACAGGTATTGCCGGTATATTATTAAAACAAGCCATTCCAGCACTAGGACAATACAGAAAAGGGCTTGAAGCAGTAAATGCAGAAAACTTGAAAAAAGTTTCTGAAATGCAGAAGATTCAAGGTGAAGCAGGTTATGATTACGATACTAAAATCGTAGGCGAACGAGCACGTAAAAAATATTTAGTAGAAAAAGACTTTGCTACAAAGTCTCTAGATGAGCAAAAAAAGATAACGGCCCAAGCAAATAAAATTGCAGATGCAGCAGCAGAAGCCTCAGCAGCTAGAGCAACTAGTTTACTAGGTCACGAAACGACAACTAATAAAATTCGTGACAGAATGTATCAAACCACTGCTATAAGTGGTGCAAAATATAATGTAAGCCAAATTCAAGGCGCATATGGTATGACTGCAGCATTTTCACAACTAAGTGAAGAGATGACAAAACTTCAATCTAAAACTAATACTATTGATGTTGGTGGTGGATTGATGCGCCAAGTCCCTGCAATTAATAAATTTAGCGCAGCACTAGTAGGTATATCTGGAGCCATAGCTATTATAGGAACTACAATAGGTACTTTAATAAATCGTTTCGCACCATGGATTATAGCAATTACAGCTTTTGCATCTGCTGTATCGTTTTTAATAGATTACTTTAAAACAGCTACTACAGCAGTAAATGCTTCAGCAAAAGCCCTTGAAGGAATAACCACAGCAGCTAAAACCATAGGCGATACTCTTGATGCTATAGAGAAAAAACCATTTTTAGAGCAAATTAGTAATGCATCTGTACAAGCTAAAGCTGCGGCCATAAATGAACTTAGTTCAAGCTTAGGGCTACTAGTAAAACGCAATAAAGAAGCCAGTGAAAAAGTAGCAAAAGGTAGTTATGCGGATTCAATTGGAGATCAACGCTTGACTTACCGTTTAGATAGAGCCTATAAGGTAGGAGACGCCTATACAAGTAATTTAGGTAGAGAACTAGCAGATGGAACACAACAAGCATTAGTTGCAGCTTCTAAGTTAATAGTAGGTAGCACAGAAGAAGCAACCTACAGAGCCAGTATTAAGAATATATTAGGTATATCATATAGCGACTCAGATAATTTAGAAAAACAACTGAAAAATATACCAGACGAATTAATTAAGAAATTACCTAAATTACAAAAATCTTTAGAGGATACCAATAAAGCTATAAATAATGCAGCGTCCGCAGGTAAAGAGCTTGATGACGCTTGGACTGCAGCTACAAAAACTTTTGATAATTTAATGACTAGTTTAGCTATAACAGATCCACTTGGCAAACTAGGTGATGAAACTATTAAAGTTGGTATAGCCATGACTAAGGCTTTTGAAGATCCTGCAAATAAATTAGCAGAATTAAGTAAAACTTCTAAGGATATGTCTAGACTAAGATTTATGTCCCCTGAAACTGCAAAAGACATGATGTTATTTGCAGGACAATTAGATCAATCCGCTAAAAAAGTAGACAAGCTAAAAGAAAAATTAAAAACTTCTAGAGAAAATGAAAATAAATCTTCTAAAGAAGTCGGAATGTTTGGAAAATTCACAGACTTTTTAGGAATTACAGATAATCCTGGTGATTTAAAGAAAGCACAACAAGAGTCTAAAAATATTAACAAACAGATTGCTGCTGAAGCTAATAATGTAGAATACCAAAAATTATACTTAAAATCTCAAGATGAAGTATTTGCTAAAGGTGCAAAACTTGTAAACGATTCTATAAGTCAATCATTTGCTAAAGCAAATATTGCCTTAAGCCAAACCGTTTTAGCTAATGCAGGAAATACTAAAGAAGGTATAAGAGCATTAGCAGATTTAGCAAAACAACAAATAGATGTTGAATCTGGCAATCTTAATGCAATGCTTCAATTAGCAATAGTTACCAGTGAACTAGCTAAAATTCAAGAAGAAATATTAATTGCAGAAAAACGCAAAGAATTAAAAAGAGATAATAAAGACGGTAATATTAGCAATGAGGATTTTAAACGTCAATCAAGCGAGCTTACTAAAAGAGCAATTATACTAGAAACATCTAGAGAAAAGCAAAATGCTTCATTTAAAAATAATGCTGCAGACTTAAATGCCACAGGTCCAGGCTCAGACATTACAAGACGAGCTGCTCAAATGAATTACCCTTTAGTGTCTATGACAGAATCAGTAAGAGCACAATTAGCTTTAAATACAGCTAAAAAAATGGGTATAGACATTGATGCAAAAGGTAAAGAAATACTACTTGATATTGATGGAATTATCCGTCGTAATGATTTGACATCTAAAGGTTTAAGTCTAAAAGCTGCAGAATTAGGTCTTCTTGCTCAAAGTTCTCAGTATGAAAGTGAAGCTGCAGTATTGCAAAAACAAAGTATTGATCGCAGTATTACAGATCTTGCACAAGAAAAAGAGAGACTAAACATAGTTGGTCAAATAAAAGACGCAGAAATGCGTGCTAGTCAGGCAACAGATCCAAAAACTAAAGCCACAGCTAATGCCAGTGCACTGAAGTTTAGAAATGATCTAGCTGATAAAGAAAAACAGATTGCAATGGATGTTCAAATACTGGATCTTAAAAATATCCAAGAACTAAAAAATGCAAAAATTGCAGAATTTAACTACTTAAAGGATTTCCAGTTATTAAATAATACAATTAATACTGAGAGTTTGTCAGCAATTCAATCTACTACTAGTTTATATTTAGACTTTGTACAACAGCAAAAGGCCGGTATAGAACTAAGTAACTTAAAACTTAATTTTGATAAGCAGTCTAACGCAGAGTTACAAAATCAAATTATATTACAAGATCGACTAAATAAACTCAGAAGAGATTCTAGCTCAGATCCTAAAACAGTATTAATAGCACAAGAGGCACTATCACAGTCTACAGCAAAAATAGCTCAAACTCAAATGAAGTACGAAGCTGATGTTGCCAACGTCAACATTAAAAATCAAAAGCTAAGATTAGACGGATTGGAATCAATACGTAAAAGACAAGCAGATTTAGCTTTTTCAGAAATAGAAAGCGCTAATAAAATAGCTCTTATTAAACTAGATGCAGAAGATAAGTTAATTCAGGCAAAACTAAGTTTAGGTAGAATTTCTGAAACTACAGCTGCCAGAATGACAGCAAAACTTGCTCAAGATAGATTTGAGAAAGAACTAGATACTCAAAGTAAGGCAGAGAAAAAACTTCAAGAAGAAGAATTTAATGCTAAACTGGCTAGAGCAGATCAGCTAAATAGTGCTTTAACCGAGCTAAATAGAGAGCAAGAAACTGAACGTGTAGAAGCAGCACGTAAAGCCCAAGAAGAGATTGACAAACTTAGAAAAACACCAGTTTCTATACCTGGACAAGATATACCAGGATCTAAGTCTCAAGATGTCATTGACACTGGTATAGCTCAACAAGTAGAAAAGCTTAATAATCTTCAAGAAGTTCAAAACAAGCAAGCTCAAGAAACAAGAAACAATTTTGCACTACAAGATAGTGAAGCTACTAGTGCTGCAAATAGACGCGTAGCTGAACAAGGTGCTTTAAATACGCTTAAAAAACAAGAGCTACAGTACGCATTTCAGATTGGTGAACAACAAGCTAAACTTAACCAATTATCTAAAGACCAAGCTTTCTACACAGAAATGGCAGAATCAGCTGCAAAAAGTTTTGCAGCAGGATTAACAGATGCTGGTAAAGCTATGGGTGATGTAATTAAGTTATTTGCACAAACTGCAACAATAACAGAAAAATATAACATCGAAAGACTTAATGCTGAAAAAGCCATAGCCGATAAAGCAGGAAAAACAGCAGAAGATCAGAAAAGAGATGTAACAAATCTTAATCAATTAGATGCAAAATATTATGCAAGTAAGCTTGATGGGGCCGCTAGTATAGCTAGTGCTTCTGCAGGTTTATTTGATAAAGATAGTAAAACTTATAAACAGTTGATGAGTTTAGAAAAAGCGTTTCACTTAATGAAAATTGCTGGTATGGTATTTCAACAAGCTATGTTCCTAAAAGACTGGGTTGTTAGAATGACTAGTACTAAAGCAGAGATGGCTTTAACTGGTACTAAAAATGCCACTGATACTGGAAGCTCAATGTTTGGTAGCTTGGGTAAAATGTTTGGTTTTGGTGGTCCTAGTACTGCTGCTGCCGGCACTGCTAGTCAGACTGCACTAGTTACAACAGATCTAGCTATGGGCGGAGGTGCAATGGCTGGAAACGCAGCAACAACTGCAGCAACCGCAACTGGTGGAGCCACAGCAGGAGCAGCAGGAGCAGGTGGCATGGGTGCAAGTCTAATGGCCGCAGGCCCTTATGTATTAGCAGCAGTTGCTGTATACAAGCTACTTGGGCTTGGTGATAAAAAACCACCAGGACCAACTCCTGAAGAACTAGCCTCAGTTAGTGGTACGGGTATGCGTTATAATGCTGCAGGCAAACTAGAAGCAACAGGTACAGGTGCTTTAGGAGATGCTAAAGCAGCTAATGAAAGCATAGCAAAAAGTATTGACTATTTAGGTAAAATTAACTACGAAAACTTACAGTTTGATAAAAATAAAGCCCTAGTAGCATTAGAAGCTATTAGAGATAATACTGAAAACTTTGTAAATTCAATTGGAGCAACTGGTAAAATAGGAGATATGACCGCAGGTGGAGTAGAGTTAAACAAGAAAAGCGGATTCTTAGGATTTAGTTCCAGCGCTACTAGTTTAGCAGCTAGTGGTGTAATTATATCTGGTACTATCGGTCAAATTGCTGATGGGCTGGGAGGATCTGTTAAAAAGTTTGAAGATATTAGAACACAGACTAGTAAGTGGTGGGGTTTAAAAACCCGCACCACTATAGACCGTTCATATCAAGAAGTAAACCAGGATGCAAAAGATTTTCTACAAGCTACAGTAGGTAGTTTTAGAGCAGGAATTCAGGCGTCAGCAGCTGCATTTGGTCAAGACGGTGGAATATTAAAACCAATTATTGATCAAATGGATATCAGCTTTACTGCATATCAAACGGGTGAAACCAGTGCTGATTTTGCTAAAAGAGTTGAACAAGAACTTGGAAATAAACTAGACCTAGCATTCAAAACCGTATTCCCAGGAATAGAAAATTTAGCAAATAGATTTCAAAACTTTGGTGAAACCCTATCTGAATTTGCATTTAGAGTTCAAGGGGACTCAGAGCAGATCAAATTTGCATTTCAATCAATTGGTCAAGCTTATATTACTAAGCCAGGCACTGACGCAATGATTCAAAGAGAATACGAACAAAGCTTAATTAAAGCATTTGGTGGATCTCAAGAACTGTTTTCAGCTATTGATAAATATGGAAATAGTATGCTTACTGAAGCCGAAAGACTTGCTCCAGTACGTGATAACGTCAATAAGAAATTATTAGAGCTATTTCCTGCATTGCAATCAGGTGGTAAATCCTTAATTACTACCAGAGAAGAATTTAATAATCTCAGAAAAACTCTTGATCCTCTTAGTCCTGCTACTGCAGATTTATGGGCACAAATGACTAGACTTGGTCCAGCATTTGCTTCAGTTACTGAAGAAGCTAATAATTTAGCAGAAACGGAACTTAAGAAAGCTAAACAAGATCAGTTATTAACTATATTAGCTCTTAAAAATGACGATATAAGCAAATTAAAAGCTTTAACACTTACTAGACAGCGTGAATTAGATGCTATGGATGATTTACTAAAACCAAATCAACTATATATCTATGCCCTACAAGATGAAGCAGCTGCAAAAGATAAGCTACAGACTTCTTATGACAAAGTTAAAACAGCAATTAATAGTACTATTGATAGTTTAAAATCTCAGGTTACTGTGTTACAGGATTATAAGA